ACGGCATCAATGACGGGCAGGACGGGCGGGGGGAGGACGGTTGCCACAATGAGGCCACCCGCGATGGCGACCGCCATGGGTCCCCAGAAGATGCTGCGCATGAGGGGGAGCATGCCGAGGATGGCGGCGGCGGCGGTGGGATTTTGGGCAGCCCATATGCTTAATTTGCTGTTTACGTCGGCTATCCATTGGGTCAGGCTTTTGAGTTCCGGAGCTACTGATTCCCCCATCGTGGCGAGAAAGTTGGTAAATGTTCCGCTGGCCGCGTCCCAAAGGTTGGTCAGTGTGCCGAGCTGCTCATTCACGCGCTGGTTCAGGCTGGCTTGCGCCTCCATTTTTTTGGCGAACTCTTCATAGCCTGTTTTTCCCTTCTCAATCATCGTGTTTAATGCTTGCAGGGTCTCGGCATCGTCGCCGAATATCTTTTGCAGTATCCCCAATCTTTTTTCTGTGGTTAGGCTTTTGAGTTTTTCGAGCTGGGCATACATTTTGTCGAAGCCGCCGAATTCGCCTTTCCCGTTGGTAAAGTCTAAGTCTATTCCACTGCCTTTGGTTGCTTTGGCGATTTTTGCGGTATCCATCATCCGTGTGAATACTTTACGCATGGCATTACCGGCGGATTCTCCTGACAGTCCTGCTTGGTCGAGCATACCGACCAACGGACCCATCTGTTTCATTGCGGCTTCGCCCTTGATTTTCAGGGTATCAAGAGCGGGGGACAGTTTTGAAAATGCGCCCAAGATGTTGCCGTCCTCGACGCCTGTGTAGTAGAGGCGTTGGACTTGGTCCATGATGGCGAGCATCTCTTTTTCGCTGGCGCGGGTCGCGTCTTGGAGTTTGGCAGTCATCTCGGCGGCGGCGTCAGGGGCTTTTTTGAGCTGCACCGATAACATGGCTGCGGCCTCTCCCGTGCCGCCCAAGATGGTTTGAGCGGATACGCCTTGGCGCATCAGCATGGTCATGAGATTTTTAAAATCTGCCGTCGTACCCGGTAATTTGTCTCCCAGTTTGGTAGCCAGACTGTTGATTTTTTCGTATTCGGCGGAGACGCTTCCGTCGGATGTCATCATGGCGGCGCGCAAATCTACGGACGCCGTTTCGCTTTGTGCGTATGCGGTTATCGGCTTTTCTAACAGGCGTTTCGCGCCGTATGCGTGAGCAGCGGCGACGCCTGATGCCATAATGGCTTTTGAGTTTATGTCGTCCAGTTTTCTGCCGGCATTTGCCCATTTTTGCTGCGCGGCGAATTTTTTGTTTGTTTTCTCCATCTGCTCGGCAAGTGTTTTTTGATTTTGGGCAAGATTGACGGTGGACGTCCCGGCGGCTTTCATTTCTTTTGCAAGCCGACCGGTGCTTTTCAGTTGCCGCTCTTGGGTTTGCTCCAGTATTTTTGCCTGCTGGGTAAGTTTTTTCATTTCTCGGCTTTGTGCTTGGGTTGCGCCGCCGCTTTTTTTCATTTCGGCGAGCAGCTCCCGCTGCCTGTTGCGATTTTCTGACAGCTTTTTATTTGTTTCGCTTAGGTTTTGGCGATATTTTTCAAGCCGCTTTGTGTCGTTTAGGGCTTTATTCAGGCGCATTTGCTCTTGTTCGGTTTGTTTTAATCTCCCGCTCAGTCCTGATGCGGCTTTGCTGATTCGGTCAAATTGTCCGCTTGCTTTATCGGTGGCTTTGAGAATAATATTAAGCGTCTTATCGGTCATGGCGTTTTGCCTGTATTTAAGGGATGGATTTGATATGTTCGGTTTTTTTAAGCGTCAGCCTGTAAACAAACAGCCTGCATTCACGCCGTCGAGACGTCCTAAGTCTCCGGCGCAATTGCGGCGCGAAACTGACGAATACATCCTGAAAGTTCAAAATGAAAGCCGTGTTCTTTGCGAGAATTACCGCAATATGACAGCAGCTAAGTCAAATCCTTATCGGAAGGCGGTCAGTAGCGCGATTGCTTTTTTCTTCGTTGGGAAATTGTTCAAGTAATTTTTAATTGAAAAGGTCGTCTGAAATGTTTCAGACGACCTTTTTTATTGCCCTGCGTTTTCGGATTGGATCCGGTTTATTTCTTCTGCTTTTGCCGCCCAACTGTTTAACCTGTATAGGTTTTGTTCGGCAAACCAATCAATCGACCCTTTAAATGTGATTGCGCAGAGGGCGAGGGCATCGTCTATTGGGTAGAACTTTTGCTGTTCGCCATCAACGTCATCCTCCCAAATATCAGGGACGGAATTTATCAGTCGGCTGAAAGTGTCTGCTCGGTAGCGGAATCTTGGATATAGCCCAATTCCGCAAAGGCTTCCTGAATCTCTACTTTCGCTGACGGCGGCGCTGAAAAAAAATCTACGGCGGCGTTGAGGGCTTGTGCGTCCGCCATGCTGAATCCGCCATATTGAGCCATGCCGATTTTGGGCGTACTGATTTTGGAGAGCAGCTTTTGGATGGTTTCCGTGTGTTTGATTTTAATCAGGTCTTGCCCTAAGCCTGCCATGTCTTTGGCGAGCGGTTCGCGGAGGGTGTAGGCCGTGCCGTTTGATACGGTTACGATAATGGTGTTGTCCGGGTTGATTTTGATTTTGGGTTCTTGCTGCATTTTTTGCGCCTTTGAATTGATTGTTGTCGGTCGGGCTTTTGCTGCCCGACCTTTGCTTTTTGACGATTACAGACCTAATGCTTTGCGGATGCCGGCGCGAATGTCTTTACCGCCGATGACGAGTTTGTTTGCCATCAGGTCGCATTCGAAAATGACTTCGCCGTCAACTGTTTCTTTCCAGTAGGTCAGGGCGTACTTAAATGTCTGTTCGCCGCCTTCGCCTGCTTTGTCTTCGTTGCGTGTGGTCTCGATGATGCGTCCGCGAGCTTCGCCTACCAATGTTTGATAGGTTTCTTCGTCCTCTTTGTGCAACGCGCCTTGGTAGCGCAGCAGGTTGCCATTAATTTTATGGCTGATTGACTTGAACAACTCGAGGTCAAAGCCTTTGCTTGTCAGCTCAAGCTCGAGTTTCTCGATACCGTGAATGACTGTGTATTCACCCAGACCACCACCCGGCGTGTAGTCTTCGGTTTTGAATTTGATGTCGGGGCGTTTGACGGTCATCAGGACGCCGTCTTTGTTGAGGCCGTCGGTAAATACGTTAAAACTTTTGAGGATGCGTGGTAACTGCATTTGCTGTCCTTATACTGTGGTCGGTTTGATGTTTGACGCAAACTCGATGACGCGGTCGGTCAGGTTAACGATAAAGCGATCGGAGACGTGTTGGTTCAATTCGATGTTTTCCAACGGCGGTGCGACGGTAAATTCGTAGTCAAATGCGAAGATGCCGTTTGATACGCGCTCTTTTTCGATTTTTTTCGGGTCGATAAATACCTGCGCGCCCAACAACCAACCTTTATAGACTTTTTCCGCCAGCTTCGCGTTGATTGTGTTGATGATGTCAATCATCAGGGAAGGATGCATCGGTTTATCCATTGCCCAAAGGAAACTTTCGGCGATGGTCTCTTTGATAACTGATGAAACACGGACAGTCGGTTCAAATGCCCAAATCGGATCTGCCGAGCATGTGCGATTTCCCCAAACACGATAACCGTTTTCACGAATCAGGGTTGTCACATCGGCATTGTTGATGGTGTTTGCGTCTGAATTGATATTCAGCAAACCGAAACTGCGGGCATGACGCAGGGCGGATACGCCCTGAATTTCGGTATTTGAAATGGATTTATGCGGGCCAATCTTTTGATCAAGCATGGCGCGGGCGCCTAGTACGCGGGCAATCGTTGCAGCAGGGGCGACAACATTAGCTTGGTTGTTTTTACCTTGATTTGATGTGCCATGCAAAATGTTGAGCACTTTATTTAAAACTGCTCCTGAAATATCGCCGGGGGCTGCTGGCTCTTCTGCCGGCGCTGTCTGTGGAAATGCCATAAAGTCATTGTCAATCAACATCAGGTTTTTATCACCGAAACCTTTGCGATATTGAATAATTTCTGGGATGGTTTCATAACCACCTGATGCAGCATAAACAAAGCCGTCTAAGGCATTGGCGGCGACGACCAGTTCGGCGGTTACTGATGCGTCATCCAATTCAGGCGCGCCAATGATTTTCGGTTTGAACCCTGTGTAGGCTGGAGCTTTTGACAAAGCCTGTACGCCTTTTATTACGTTTGCTTTTTTCTCGGCGGCATCATCAGTATCAGAAACACGAACGACGACAATTTGAGCGTCTGACTGGTCGTAGATTGCATCTAATGATTTGGCGAGCGTACCTTGTATGCCGGCACTGTCGATTAGGCTACCGACGGATGTAGAGAAAATCGGGGTGTTGAGCGGGAAAACAGATGGGTCGGCATCGTTGCCAGTTGCTACAATGCCGATGATGTTCGTGGCGATGTCAGAAATAGCGCGTGCGCCATGTGTGTATTCATTGGCGGTAACGCCGTGCATTCGTTTGGCTGTCATGGTAAATCCGTATCCTATAAGATATTGAAACAGTATTTATTTTTTGTTCTTTCTTGGCAATCAGCCGTTGTTTTTTATGTGATTTTTAGTTTTATTAAATAGGTCGTCTGAATTTCAGACGACCTATTTGTTTAAGCCTTAGAGATACCCCAGTTCTTTGGCTTTGGCGATGATTTTCTCTGCCACTTTTTCTTCTACGGCTGGCAACAGATTAGAGCCGTTGTCACTTGACAAGGAGATAGGCAGAATCTTGTCTTTTTGAGCCTGCTTATCTGCCTCATTCGGCGTGATGGCTGTGTCTGTCCAAACTTGCTCGCTCATAAGGTAGGCTTCGAGGTCATACACTTTGTCGCCGTAGGTTTCTTTAAGCCATTCGTTGTACTGGTCTTTCAAGGTGTGGCGGAATTCAGATGTTGTTTTTTCCCAGCTTGTTTTATTGTCTGCCCAGTTTGTCATGACAATATAACGAGGGGATGTCTTAGGTTCGACGAGTGCGACACATTTTTCAATATAGGTTTTGATGCGTTCAAGGACTGCTTGATAGTTTCCTTTGTTCGCACTATTCATGTCGTATTTGCCTGTACTGATGACGCAGATACCGTCGATGTTGCCCGATTTTTTCAAACGCACCGGGTATTTTTTATCGATTTCAACAGTATTTACTTTTGCACTCATTGGTGTGACTTTAACTTCTGTACCTTGTCCGCTAATAGCAGCGTCAATATCATCGCCAATCACAACGAGTGTGGAATGCATGCTGAACGGGGTCACATTTTCGCCATAGCTCAACGTACCATCTACAGTGACGTCTTTTCCTCGTGCCGGGATGGTATCTACTTTAAAGCTGATATCAACAGGGCTGCCGTTCATTGACATCAAGGCATAAGCGGCGAGTGTGCCACCTTTGGCGTTATTCACGACCGGGATGTTTTCCGTTTTTCCTAACTCCATCGCCTGATCGCCGATACGAGCGCTGGTGGAGTCTCCGAAAAAGCTAATACTCCGTTTGAGTGCGACTGGCGGCGTGGTCGGTTGGACTTCTTTGGGTGTTTGGCTTGTTTCTTGTCCGTCTGAACCTGTGGCTGATTCAGATTTATTTTCAGCCGGTACTTTCGGCGAAGTTGTTTCGTTTGCCGCGTGTTCCGTTACGGCTGGCGTTGCCGGGGCGTTTGTTGCCGGTGAAGTTGTTTCAGTCGTTGAAGGTTCCGTTACGGCTGGTGCGGTCGGCGTATTCTCTGCTGGCGTTGCTGGTGAGATGATTCGCGCTTTCAGGCTTTCAAGCCATTTTTTCTCGTCGCCTGTGAACCCATTACGAACGGCAATATCGTAAGCGGATTCGCCAGTGGCTCCGCGCGGAAGCGTCATTTCAAAATTCAGGGCGCCATCTTCTGATACTGTCACTTTTACATCGGCGGCGTCACCTGTTTTAACCGTCACTTTTCCAATTGATACTTTAATGATGGAAGTAGATGCGGGATTGGTCGACGGGGTTGCTGCCGGCGCCGTCGGTGTAGTTACCGAAGGCGTGGGTTGTGTTGTTGTACCGGACGCAGAGGATGTGCCATCTAATCTTTTTTGCACTTCTAATGCCAGTTTCTTTGCTTCTTTCGAATCGTCCGCTGCGGTGCGGGCGGTTTCTGCCATTGCCAAGATCGCGGCTTCGGTTTTGGTGTTTGTCGTCATATTTTTGACCTTTGTTTTAATGGGCTGGATGCCCGTTAGTTTCTATGTTTACCTAGTTTTAGGCGGCGGGTTTTGATTTTTCAAGTTCGGCAATAAGTTCGGTAATTTTGTTGTTTATTTTGGCAAATTCTGCTGTCCATTCATCAATTTTGGTTTGTACTAAATAGTCAAACCATCCAAGTGGTTCATGTTTTTTATGTATAGAGCCGTCTTTTGTTTTGCCGTACCAAACTGTCGATATATTCGAAAGTTGATTGTGAATGAAATTGCCAGCTACTTCGCAGGTGTCAAATTCTCCACTGTAAAATGCACCACTTAGCAATCCATCTCGGTATTTAATGCTTTCGCTTACATATGGCTGTCCTACCTTGCCACGAGATTTTGTCAAACTGCTGTACGGCGTGATATCACAATGGTTTCCCACAATAGACGATGCTTTCATATGTCCAAAAACAATCTGTCGGGCATAGTTACCAGCCGGAGAATTTTGAACATAATTCGCCCTAACTTGTGTTGCCAGCATTGTTCCGTACTTTGCTTCTGCACCGACTAACATCCCATATGTTTGGGTATTTATCGACGCTGTTGCTGTTGCACCGGAACCGCCACCACCAGTAATGGTTACGGTCGGAATTTCCGTATAACGACTACCGTCACGGCGAACAATTATTTCAACCACTTTCCCATCTTTAATCTTCGCTTGGCCAACTGCTCCGAAAGCTTCTGAACCGCCACCCGTAATGATGACTTCTGGTTCTGATGTATAACCACTACCTCCGTTTGTTACAGTAATTCCAGATACTTGGTGCATCCCGAAAAATGGACCAAACGGGAGCGCGAAAGTGAATTGGTTTCGGTCGATGATGAAATGGTTATGGCCGTAGTTACACATCAAACCGCGCGGTGCGTACACGGTATTATCTGCAATTAATTGGCGACATCTTAACCACCATTGATTTTTGCTCCTTCGGGCTAGGACCCCCGTCGCACCGTTGATCGGATGGATGCCTATAAAGCCGCTGACGATGATGTTGCCCATGATCTCAATGTTGCTATCCTGATAGAAGAAACTATAAGGATCAGCTATATTTCCAGCACGGCCATCTTTTGATGCGAATATTTCTTCAATTACTGTTGATATCCCGTAATACATTGCAATGCCGAAGTTATTAATTAACCTGACATTGTTCCCAGTATGGATATCCATTACCTTTCTTTTTCCAAGACCGAAGATGTTATCGTGGATGTAAATATAAGACATCGGCAGATAACGGCTTGTACATTGTTGATAGCCCGGGTCCAAGCTGATGATGGAATTATTCCAACCTCTCACATGCTCAATATGCGCGTCTGGATGACCTACCACCGAATCAGGCGCATATATCCCGCAAAGCTCATAACCAATAACTCGGATGGCTTCAACGCCGCATGTATAGTTATGGGTAAAATATCCCCCAGTAATACGGGTATTTATTGCGACACAGCCTTTTTCTATTGCTACTGCCACTTCGCCCGGCTGCACATCTTCGCCTGATGGAGAACCATTCAAACCACAAACGACCGCCCCACCTGTAAAGCCTCTTACGTCAAAAAATTTGACTTCATTGTTTCGACAGTCAAATAATCTCCAGCCATACCCACGGCTCCATATTTGACCACCATGCCAAATACCCCATTCAGGCGATGTTGTTCCATCACTCTGCGGGAAAGCGGAGACGCCATCTTTATTAAAATATCCTCCCCCACTTAGGAAACGTTGCCTTGATTCTTGTAGGTATAATTCTTTTTGCTTTTCTAAATTGAAGTTTTCCGGCGACCGTACTTTGGATGTATCACAGGAATTGTTCATGTACCTAGCTAAATCATGGGCGTATGTTGTTGTGTTGTATCCGAAGGCAACAACCCCTTTAAGAGACATCCCCGAACCGATATGCGGTGCTTCTACCGTCCATCCGTCGATATGTGGCACCCATCTTTTATCAGGGTCTGCCATTCCCGATTTATAACCATACTTTTCATAAGCACGGGTTGTGACTTTGCCGCCGTGAATGATGATATTGCCGTGTGATTTATCGCAGAGGTGGAATGCATCTTGCCCCATCTCTTCGACGCAGAATTCAGCTCTTGAAAAATCGAAAGTGTTATAAATTGAGTGATGGAATGAGATACATGGCTGTTGACCATTAACGGTCAGAGTAATGCCCCCAACTGTGACCTGTCGTCCGTCTGCTCCATAATATTCGGGCTTATATTCGATATTTTTTGTTACAGGAAAATAGCCGCCCCTAGACGTGATAAACACGTTTGACGGCAATTTGTCATACCAGTTTTGGATATGTCTGACAATTGCGATTGCATCTTTCTTCGATACGTTTTTTCGGTAATATCCATCGAAAACTTTTTTCCGCAGATCAGATGGCAGGGCGTCTTCTATGTAGAATCTGCCTTTTTCAATTGCTATTTTTGCGTATTCTGCACTTTGCAATCCTTCGAACTTGGTTTGTTCTTCCAAGATGAGTGATGGGGTATCAATACTCCCTAGCGCTCGTCCTATTTCTTCTGATATTTTGGTAGGAGTCACGATACTGACATCGCTTGGTTTGCCGTTTAGATTCAGACGACCTTTTTCATCAACGCTGGCAACAATATCTTGTGGCATTGATGTATTATCATTCCCCACTTTTTTTATACTGCTTTTGACTGATTCTTCGACTAATGCATTGACTGAATCAGCAATACCTTTTTCGAACTTATCTGTTCTTTTTTTTAAATCAGCAACAGATTCAGCAATAGCAATTGTTGATACTTCTAAATTGGATAGATTTTCAGCCACGCGAAATTCCTTTATTCCATTTCAAATTTAATTTCGATGACTTCTAAATCTTCGATCGTTTGCGCAGACTCAATACGATTTTGTAATGACTGCCGTTGCCCAATGACGGCAGCAAGCATTGCGTTGTATGATTCTTGTTTTTCAAATACTTTTTCTTTCAATTTTGTTGGCGAGATACCGCGAACGTCTGCAATTTTGTCCAGAATAGGCGTTTCGGCGTTTTTATCTTCAGCCCATGCCCGAGCTTCTTTACTCTGCAAGCTCCAACTTTGTACTTCATAGTCTGGCAAATCCGCCGCACCTGATTGGTTATCAATAAATTCTTGTGATTCTTTATTAATTCTTTTGATTAACAATCTCTTGGCGTTATTTAATTTTTCTTCTGCGGCAGCGGCTTTTTTGGCTTGGTTTTCAATCCATTTTTCACCGTCCCATTCGCAGTATTCGTTCGCTGGGGCAATCACGGTCAGCTCGTCTGAAAGACTACCAACTTTGTCGATGATGACGGCAACGCCGTCTGCTTTGCGGTACACAACCTTTCCGCGATAGTCTTCGATGACGTCCCAACCCTCTCCGTTCCATCGGGCGACGTATCCGGCTGAAATTTTGGGCGGCAATGTGTCAATACAGCCTGCTGGAATCAGATAACTACCGTCGCGGGCGTAGATGTCCAATTCGGCATTGATCTGACCGATATAAGTATTGTCTGCATCAAGCTGACAGACGGGTTTAGTCCATTTGATGTTTTGGCTCATTTCTGTTTCCTTTTCCATAAGGTCGTCTGAAACGTGGTTTCGGTTTTTCAGATGACCTTTTTCAAATTAAATTTTGATGATGTATTTCATGGCTACGTTCATCGGGCGTGTTTCCACGCCGCCTGCTGGGTCGGTCGTTCCGTCCGTATCAATGGAAACAAGCGATGAATTCTGTCCCCTGTCGGTATCGGCGCGCCGTTGCAGTCCGATGCCGTGGGTATGGCTGCGGAACTCGTCCGCCTGCCAACTGCCCAAGACGCGACCGGCGGCCCGACCGCGACCGGCGTCCCAGCCGCGGATAAATTCGCCGCGCAGGTCTGGCAGGTTGAATGTGGTGCTGCCGTCGCCCGCTCCGTAGCGCGTACCGATGACGGCAAACAGCGTAGCGTAGGTCTGACGGGATACCGCTGCGCCGTGGCATTCAAGCCAGCCATAAGGGACGGCTTCGCCCGCCAAGGCTACAACCGTGCCGCTTGGTGCCGAGATGTTGACAAATGTTTGGTCAACTTTTGCCACCAGACCGGGGACGTCCCAGCCGATGGATATTCGATGCTTAGACCCGCTCGAAGATGGCAGTACCTCGATTGTTTCTGCTTTGACTTTTGACAGGGCATACGATGACGGCACGGTGTTGGTGCCGGTGTGTTCTGGATTCTGGGAGATGCTCCGCTGTAAGAGCAGTGGCGAATTGTCGTATTCGATGACTCCATTGTTTTTTAAAGCCAGTGCTTTATTACTGTTTCGGTTGCGTAAAAAAACCTGATCCGCGTCGGAGTCGATATGGATATATTTGTTGGCGGCGTAAAGCGCAGGCGAGGCTGCCACGGTAATGCCTTTTGTAAACACGGCATTGCCGCCGAATGTTTTGTCGCCGTTGATGGTTTGATCACCGGTAATCTTGACGGTGTCGGTGTTTTCGCTGATTTTTTTATCGACGGCTTTGAGACGGATGTTTAAATTGTTTGTCCTGTTGGCGAGTGCCTGCAAAGGCTGGTTTATTGGGGCATCCGCGCCGCCAATGACTTTATCGCCCGGTTCAACCAGATAAACATTTTGCGTGAATTCGTTTTTTTCGATTGCGTTTGCCATAATTTTCCTTAAGCTGCGCCAAAGTTGTATTCGCCGTTAAATTCGATTTCGCCATTCCAGTAGATGGCGTTGCTTCTGTAGTCCATCTCGACCAATCGGCAACGGAGCGGCGCGATTTGATCTAGCCATTTTTTTATCTTTTCGGCCTCGCTGTTTGTAATCGGACGGCTTAGTTTGATTTTGTATTCTGCCCAGTCGCCTTCTTGTCCACCGAAAACGAATGTTCCGTCAAAATAGGCGGTTCCATCCCAATACAGACTGCCGTAGTTTTCAATTATCTCGATGTCGCCATATCCTAAATCTTTGAATAATTGTCGTATTACGGACGGCGTCCCTTTTCTTTCGTGGATTTTGATGTATTCGGCGACAATTCGCCGACGGGCGGCTTCGGTTTCGGCAATGTCCCAGCCTTCATCGCTGCCGATTGAGTTTTCCCAAGCCAGCCAAGGCAGCCATTCTGGTGGGCAGTCAACTGGGCGGCGGGTTCGTGCGATTTCATTCAAGTCAAATAATTGCGCCAGTTCCGCTGATGTCAGTTTTGATAGCGCGTGTTGCAATTCGGTGCTGCTGCTTGGTTTTATGCTTTCTGTCATGTCATATTCTCCAAGCTGATTTCGCTGATTTCGATGTATTCTCCGTCGCTACAATTTATGTCTTCCAACGGTGATGCCATTTCGATTTTTTTAACGCCGTCGGTATCCAGCGCACCGATAATTTTTGACAATGCGACGCTTGCACCTAATCTGCTGTTTTTTTCGAGCATTTTTTTTAAGTCATCAAGCTGCTTGTTTTTTACCAATGTCAAATCCGGACCCGATTCGTATCTAATCCTTGCGGCAATCCTGACTGCCTTCGGGCGACCGGCTTTAACTTTTACGGTATCGCATAAGGGGCGGCGGGTCTCCGCGCTCAAATAATCCTGCGCCGCCTGCAAACCGCGCCCTGCCGTTTTTCCGAACTGTTCCGCCCGTCGCAAGGTCCGGCCTATGTGG